AACATCCAAATCATCAATAGAATTCTGACGATTCTTTGTATCCTGTCTACGCAACTCAGGAATAGGTATAATATCATCCAACATAGAAGCATCAGCATACCGCTGTGAGAACTCCTGGAAGGTAAAGGAACGGTGCCTTAGGATCTGTGCAGCAAGTCCTCTGGTAGTATTGATCTCAACGGTCATGAATGCCTGCTCAAAGACGCTCCAGTGCCCGTGTTTGATACAGTACTTAAGAAGACCAGCGAACTTATCATTGTCCTGGTTCTTGGGGTTGCTAACGCGAGCAACATATCCCATGTGCTTCTCTGCATCAGGAGTAACACTTACTAATTTAATTTCTGGTTTCATAGTTAATCTGGGTATCCATCGTCATCATCCCATTGTTCATCATAATCTGAAGGTGGGGAAGAGAACGCATCAGAATTTTTATATGAATCAACATCAGAATGTACTTCAGATTCTAATGCATCCACAAGAGATTTAAGATTTCTAACAATAAGTTTTAATCTTTCTTTTTTAAGGTCTTCCATTATGATTCCTTTTCCCTTTAATTATAATACAAAAAAAGGACTTGTCAAGCAAGTCCTTTTGATACTATGTAAGTTACGACACTAAGACTTAATTCAGACGTGATGAGAAATACCACGGTAATTAAGATCGGCACTAGAATGTGAGGCAACCTTGTGATTAAGGGAGCTTTTATAGTGCTTTCCACGATATACATGCTCAACAGAATCACTGCTGGCTTGCTCGGTCTTGGAAGGTGTATATGATACACCGCGATAGATAGTCATGAGTTTACTCCTAAAGTAGTTGGATTTAATTCCGTTCCTTTAGTCGGCTTTTGCGTCCTCTACTTCTAATTCAAAACACGTTGGGTCTGTCTGCTCAATTATTGCAAATCTAATATCAAGTTTATCACCGGCAGTCATAGAAGATCTATTAATACCACCAGAAATCCAATCATATTCTTCACAATTAAGCAACCGATATCCATCGGGTGCTGAGGCAAACAATAATAACGGCAAAGAAAATAAAAACATAGGATGAACGATCCGTTCCGAGTCGGCTTACTTGCGTCTCCTTTAATAGGGGATGAACGATGTGTTAATCATAACACATTTGTTTTATTTAGTCAAGCAGTTTTGTAATTTGTGATACAATTTTATATTATTTTAATCTTTCTCTATTTTATATGGACACATCAAAGACCCTGCAAGTTCACGAGCATGTGTATTATGATCTATCAATTTATTCATCCAAATTCTTTCTTCCAATGTAACAGCACGATTTAATTTTATTCTACAACAAATATCAGTAAGCTTTAATCTATATTTTGTGCTTAACATATTATTTTAAAGGATTCCCGTGCTTATCAACCAAACCAAGTTTCCTTACCTCATGAAGACTAGACCTCTGACGTTTCTTAATCTTCTTATATTTTTTAATAAGTCTATTCACCTCATTATTAGATATATTAACTTTCAACTCTTTCTCATCTTCCTTTCCAACAAAACCAAGATTACTTTTTTCAGACCCATCTTCCATCTCTAGATACTCATTTATACCTTCCTGAATTTCATCACGAATGAGTTCATCTATTTGAAACCTCAATTGATCATCGTCCTGTTTCATCCCTTCCTCCTTTTCTTCTTCTCTGGATTTTTATACCCCCACATACCAGGATGTATTGTGCCACTTCCCCACTCAATTGCTTTAATAGAATCCTTTCCGTATCTATCATAGTACATATCAAAAATATTAACTTGCTTCCCGGAACGAGTTAGATCTATATGATCTTTTCCATCAACAGAATACCTAATAATATATGCATCACTTGGAAATTTCTTACCCCGTGCTTTATTAATTGTTGTTTTCTCTAAAATAATTTCACAAGAATAATCAGAGGGTTTAATTTTACTCTCTTCTACTACCTCTTCCCCCTCATTAACATCCTCTTCAACTTCAGCAGTCATGAACGACCTCCCCATTGAATATCTGAATATGCTTCCTTTACTACCTCATAAGTTAATTTATACTTGGTTGTCAATTTTTTATCCTTAATAAGACATAGAATTTCTGCTTCTCTTGGATGAAGTCCTTCTAACATCTGAATGAACATCGTCTCTCTGCGAATAGTACTTAGTGGAGTGTTGCCACCTTGCACAAAATGATAAAGATTTTTATACTCTCTACGCAAGGAAGTATGATCGGTCCCTACAGGAACTTCATTAGGGTTATAAGGAACTTCTCCTTCTGGAATAACTGATACAACAGTCTCATCAAAATTCCAAATAAGAACAGAAACTAAAGAAGGATCACGATATTCTTGGAGAATTTCTATCTTCTTAGCTTTTGATCGCTGAGTACTTACCAAATCAAGAATTTCAAAAATAAAAGGATTTGGTGGGAGTTTAACTTGTGCTTTACTCGTCTTCTTCGTCGTCGTCATTTTCGTTTTCAAACCTCACGGCTACAATTTCGTCTGGAATTACATTTCCATTTTGGTCAAACATCTCTGGATGCGTATAAGCAACATACTGCTGCTCTAAATGATGCTGTCTTGCTAACCATCCTATCATACCTCCTACCAAAAGAGCAAGGAATGACATAAAAGTCGTAAGAGTCAAAGTTATTGCTACATTTTCCATGGTATTCTCCCAGAGAAGTTTTATTTTTTTCTAATATCTAAGTAAAAATTAAAATGAAAAACAATTTCTCTTCTAAAAAAAGAAATCATGTTTCCAAATTTTACTTGAAAAGTTTTAGGTGGTTCTGGTTTTCTCCTATTACGTATTAATAATTCAATACCTCGATTAATTTCGAGTTCATCATTATTTAGAGGGTTTTTTTCGTCTTCCCGGCTTGCGATCATTACTATATCTCCGTGCGTCATCAAGAATACTATACAAATAATTACATATTTTCCTTGCTTGAGGTTTGGGTATATGTCCATAAGCTTCACGCAAAGTCTTATGTTGACTATCCTTACCCCCTTTTATATACTCCTTAAGTTCTAATACTTCATCAGCAAGTTCCTTAGCAGTAGAACTATGAAGGAAAGAATCTGCCTCAGCCTTTGTTGTCTTACGATACTTTAGGTATTCATAAAACCTGAGTTGCATCTTTCCTTCAAAAGCATACTCAATAGCATGTTCGACCAACTCATATACGTTTTCAAAATCGTCTTTCATTAGACTAATTTATTTTCTTGAAGGTATTTAACAGTTTCATTACATCCACCAAGGTTATCACCATTTAAAACTACTTGAGGGAATGTAGATCCTTGACCAAACTGACCATAGAAACCCTCTCGATCAAAATCCACACCCAACTTATAAACAACATGTTTCAGTTCTGCTAATTGCAATACCTGCACCACTTTAGTGCAAAGAGGACACCCATCTTTAGAATAAACTGTAAAATTCATGTTGATTAATTAAAAATTTTATTTATGATTTGCGATGTTTTGTTTGTTCTATAATACCATCCTTAAAAAGGATATCACATCTTGGATAAGGAGCATAGTGAGCATCCCATTTTGCTGGATAAACTGTCATATTCCCACTGAAATAGAATGGTTTTATTTTACCATGGTTACCATTAGGTTTAAATCCTGGTTTTTCACTACAAAAAGATTGAGTATGACTATAATCAATATCAAACAGTCTACCAAAAGGATCTATCCAATAATCCCTCATCATACAATCTAAAGATTTGGTTTGAAGATCTCTATTTAAATATCCAGGACCAAGATCATAAGAAGATCTAATCGTATCAAACATTCCCATATCATCTTTCAATAGACATATTTTTAATAACAATAAATCTATCTTTCTTCCAGGTTCCTGCTTGCTGAACCTCAAAGGTATCCTCAGGACTCCATCCAGACTCATAGAATGCCTCTGAAAGGTCTCCTAAGAGTTGTGTAGTAGAAGAACTGACTGGATATACCTCACCACCTCTCCAAGGGTCATCAGGACTATCTGGTGAATTCAATACTCTTTCTTCAGGTTCTAAATTTCCTAACATAATTAAACAGACTGCCGTAATTTCTGCAGTATATATTTGTATGCTTCTACTATATCACCTTCGTCCTTTCTAAACAAGTCCTTATCAAATCTTTCTTTACTTCCCTTCTTCCATAGTCTCATACTATCAGGGCTAATTTCATCAGCCAAGTATAAACCACCA